TTTTGTTGCTTTTTTTCTGTTTTATCCATATTTTCACCTCCTAACTGCTAATATTTAATTTTTACCAGTCACGAGGTATAACACCTAGTGCTCGTCTTTTCTTTCTGCCTGCGAGCTCGTTCTCAAGATCTTTTTTGCGTTTTTCCAATTTTTCGATCTCATTTTCAACCTCTGCAAGACTATATTTGCTTAGCGATCTGGATCCGATCGTGTATGACTGTACTCCACCGCTTTCGAGCAGTTTCTGTTCTAAATCATAAAAATAATCAAGTCTTCTTATTGTTCTATCCAGTTCTCTTTTTATTTCTTGTTTTGTTCTTTTCACGGGATAGCCTCCTAATTACCACGAATCAAACGCACTATTTGACGTTTTACTTCGTGATTTCTTTTTCTTTGCTGGTGCTGCTTTTTTTGTTGCGCCGGCCTGTCTTAGTCTTCGTTCGACTGCCTGCATATCTGGATTCAAAACCCTAAACGCTGCCATTGCATAATTCCGACAGTCTAGTGCTTCGTTCCTTTCGTGTCCTGGAATTTTTACCCACGCCCACACATTTCCACGTCTTGTGTTGGTGAGCTCCAGCCTTTCGGATAGTAAACCTGTAAAAAAGTTTGCATCATATCCTTTCCCTTCATCTTTTGGAAAATGGCAGAATTTTGGCCCTGCTTCCTGAACTTTTAATGAAGACATGATATTTTCTTTTCCTGCGTCTACTCCTATCGTGTATAACCATGTTGTGAATTTCTTATTGCCCTCAATGGGCACTTTTCGCGGTGGTGCAATAAATGGGATGGATTCTCCACCTTTACCTTTTATTGCGAACACTCTTTTATTTTTTCTGCGTCTGCATTCTTTGTAGACCTCTGTTGTAAAATGTCCACCGGAATCCACAAACGTCATTGAAATTCTTAGGCCTTTGCCGTCTGCGTATAAATAAACATGATCTATTACATCATCTAATTGGGACCATACCTCTTGCGTATCAGGTCTTCCCATGATGATTCCTTTCTTGATTCCCCATGTTTCACCGTATTGGCCATGCCCGACGACCTCGTATTCCAGGCGGTTATCCTGTGTATCAACACCGCATGTCAATACGAGCACTCCTTCTGGTAGATCTATAGGTACTTTGCTTGGCGAGAGTCCATACTCTTCTCGTCTTGCCAGCATTGTGTCTTCATCTTCTAAATCTCCGCGATCCTCCCAAAGCTGACCGAATAAGGTATTATAAACAACCTTTAACTTTTGAGGATCATGCTTGGCTTCTAAAAATCCGAGGATGATCTTTTCCCATGGTGTCCACGGTGAAGAGAAGGCATTTAGCCAGAATGATCTGCATCCTTTGTCATACGCTTCTGGGTTTTCTGCTACCCATTTAGCTGGCTGGGTTCTCATTCTAGATTCTGGAATGATGCACCCACAGTTTGGACATGTGTATGTGATGTCTCCCTTGACTGAATAGATTTTTTTTATTCCGACTTTTTTAACTGTGCTATTGAAGTGTATATTGTCGAATACTATCTCCGCGTACTCTCCGCACTCCGGACATTTATGACACCATCGTTCTTGCGTCCCTAGATAGAACGATGCTTCGATATTTGAAGCTCCTTTGATAGTTGGCGTCGATACTTCTACCGCCTTTCGGTTATAGAATGTCGCCTGTCTTGCTTCTGCCAACTTCCACGGGTCACCTTCATTGCCTGCGCTGACAGCCCATCGGTCACGTTCATCACCGATGATGTAGCGCGCTGGCGTTGATGCCAAGGCGGACGCGCTGTTTGAACCTGCTATTGTAAGCATTCCGCCCGGGAATGACTTTTGCAGCATAGTGTCTGTTGCTTTTCTCCCTAGTTTAACGTCTGATACTTTCTCGCTGAGTTTCTTTGAATCACGTATCATTGGTGTGATTCTTAGTCTCGAAAACTTTCGCGCGTCGTCTAGCGATGGATGAATGTAAAGGATTGAACCCGGATCCTGATCTATGATGTATCCGATGATGTTTAGTTCCAGCTCGGATTTTCCGACCTGCGACGCTGCTACCATCACAATATGATTCACTTTCGGATCTGTGAATGATTTCATAGGCTCGTATAAGTACGGAGTTCTCGAGGTTCTCCACGGTCCTGCTTCTGCAGAGTTTTCCGGAGAGAGTCGTCTATACTTGTCAGCCCACTGATCTACCGTGAGATTTTCTGGAGGCTTGAAGTTTTTTATCGCCTTGCCGATAGTTCTATTCAGCTTTTTGGTGTTCCCCTTGGTTGTCATCTTCGACATCCGTGAGTCCTTCTCTTTCTCTCATGCGTTCCTCGTATTTTGCTGGGTCGTATTGATAGTTCGATAGTTCCTCCAGGATTTTATAGCATTCGTTTCTGATGAGTGTTGAGCACTCATTTGCGTTGTTGTTTCTTGCTACGTCCATAGCCAATCGCCCAGGAAGTGCGAGAATCATCGAACGAATAGAATAAACAAGATCATTTGTCATTGCTTCCACGTCTTCACTCAGATGGACCTCACCTTTGATTTCTTTTAGCTTAATCTCATATATAGCTGCTTGTGACTCTTTGAGCCTTGCTTCTGCATTCAGCTTCTTTGCTTTAGAATCTTTTGTGCCCGGTGCATCTCCACCTTTACCCTGAACTTTATCGCTTAAGTATTTTATGTATGATCGGATTGTCGGTAAAAAATCGAACTTGTAAGGTTTTGTCATGGCCGGCTTTAGTATTCCTTCTTTAGCTAACTGTTGGATTCGTCTCGGTGTTAAATCGAAGACTTTCGCCATCTGCTCTGTGTCCACTAAATTTTGAGCCATGTTCTCACCTCACTTTATTCAAAAATCTTTTTAAATTCGTTATATGGGATTTCTTTGTCATCCCTGATCAGCTTGATGTTATCTGTTGATTCGACTAGATTTGCGTATCTTCTTACAATCGCATCTGCGTAGTATGGATCGTATTCCATCATGAAGCATCTTCTGTCCATGTGCTGACACGCGATTAGTGTTGTGCCTGAACCTCCGAACGGATCCATAACATTCCATCCTGGTTTTGAGCTGTTGCGTACTAGCGTAGCGATTAGCTTCACCGGTTTCATTGTTGGATGTAGCTCGTTGCGTGTTGGTTTGTTCTCCTCGATGATTGTTGTCGGTGTATCCAATATCTCATTTAGAGCCTGTACTAGCTCCGGCTTTGTCATCTGGGATACATCCTTCATCTCTCTTAGGTTTTGCACCGTAGCGAGCGTTCTGTTATCAATGAAGTAGTGCGGACCGCCTTCCTTCCATCCGTATAAGCATGGCTCGTGGATCCACTGGTAGTCCTGTCGTCCAAGCGTAAACGTGTTCTTATACCAGATTAGCTGTTCTCTTACTTGTAAACCTGCAGCATTGAGTGCTGTCTCGAAGTTTACATGTGTTCTCGATGCGTACCATACGTAATAGCTCCCCCCCGCTTGAGTTGCGAAGCCATTGCGTTGAACGCGTTCTCTAGGAATTTTTGAAATTCATCATTTTCCATGTTGTCATTTGCGATCTTTAGTTTTTTGTCTCCGCCTCCGGTGATGTCTACGTTGTATGGCGGATCAGTCACCACTAGGTCGATCTCGTTTCCGTTAGTTAAACGCTCGATGTCATCTTTGCTTGTGGAATCTCCGACCATAAGTCTATGATTACCAAGGATCCAGATGTCGTGTGTCTGCGAGAATGTTTCGTGTTCTTCGTCATCTTCATATTCATCTTCTTCGATATTGCTGAGGTTTTCTTTGTCACTCAGTACGTTGTTGATTGCTTCCTGGATCTCGTTCGATTCATCTTCTGTATAACCTGTCAGCTCGATTGGCACTTCGCTGTCATCGATGCTTGCTAAGATGTCCGCGAGTAGTTCCTGATCAATAACAGAGAATTCCTGGATTCTGTTGTCTGCTACCAGATCAGCGTATTCCTCAGCTTCGTTTGTGTAGTTCTGGTAATCTACAGGGACTTCTGTTAGCCCTGCTTTAATCGCAGCCATGAGTCGTCCATGGCCTTTTACTATAAATCCTGATCTAGCCGAGACAGTGATTGGCTGTCTCCATCCTGTTGACTGAATAATTCTAGATAGGACTTCGATCTGTCCGTCTGGATGCGTGTTTGGGTTTTTCGGATTCGCTATCACTTTTTCGACTGGTACGATTTCGTCATGTGCACAGTAAACTGGCACACCTGCTGCGTACGCTTTTGGCTCTACGTGTGATTTGTATTCCATCTGGTTTCTCCTGTTTAGCTTTAAACGAAACGAAACACCGATTTTTCAAAAAATAAAAAATAGGTGACTTTTGGGCCGTTCAAGCCCGCAGGCGATTTAGATCGCTGACAGAACCTATGAATTATTTTTTTAGGCTGTCTCGTTTAGTTTTTTCATTTCTTTTTTTAGTTTTTTTATAAAAATACAGAAGTGGTTCATAGCTTCTTCTGCATCTGCTTGATTGCATTCGCCGTTCTTTTCTCCAT